CAAACTCGGCACCTTGGTTAATTATCTTGGCACGTTTCTTTGAACTGCCATAGGCCACATCCACTGTGCGATGTGGTGCAAAGGTGGCCAAGTCTGCCCTCCATGCGCTGTCCATGATTGACAGGGGGCATATGACAAGAACGCGGTTGATCTTACCTTTGTTTATCAGGAAATCAGCCGACCATATTGCACTGGCCGTTTTACCTGTGCCCTGCTCGTTGAAACAGAATGCACGCTTGTTCATGGTGAAGAAGGAAGAAGTCTTCTTTTGGTGGTCAAATGGGGTGTATGCACCTGTCCAGTTATACTGAGTATCTATAGGCGATGGTGCACGTACACCCAAGTTGCGTAGCTTATGCGCTTCATCAATCCCCCACTTCACAAGCACTTCATTGGTGTCCACCTGTTTGCTTTGAGGGATAACTGAGGTGACACGGTTTGGATTACGCAGCTTCAAAAGCAGCGCACGACCATCTACTATCTTCATGGGTTCTCCTATTTTTTCTTTTTATAGTTCCGAGCGCGGTTCTTGCTGCGGCTTTCGATCTTCACACCGTCTTTATTAGAACCACCTTTGCTAAGAGCTTTTTTGTGGCTGATATCTTTGCCTTCACGCTTATCAGCTTTTCCGTTTTTATTTTTATCTACACCTTCCCGATCCATCTTACGGCGTGCGCGCTGACGCTCCATACGGCGTTCAAAGGTTGCACTCCCAACGGGGGCGTTAACTTGTTTCTTGCGGTCTTTAGGGTTTTTGTATGGCATTATGAGTTAGCTCCATTATGTATGCACTCCACAACAGGACAATGACGACGACATAATCCATTAGGACGGGCGTTCCACGTGTCAGCTCCTGCGGCTTCTTTCATGTTGTTGAACTTTCCTATCCACTTTTCCCACAGATCGCCTTTGTCATGTTCGGTGTACGTGTGGTTTACTAAATCATTTACTAGCACAAAAACTAAGCCAGCGCGTACCTTTTTTATTTCTGGGAAGTGTGCAAATGCAGCCAATGCCATTAGCTCCAACTGCCCTTTGTCTGCGTACTTGGATGACTTGGATGTTTTGTAGTCCACTATCCATGCAACATCGCCTAACACGTCAACTATAAGAAGGTCAGCTATGCCACGGAACCAGACCCGCTTGTCATAGAAACTACAGGCTTTGAGATCCTCGGTTATACCCATCTTACGTTCACAAAACTTCACACCGCGCTTGTCTGCCAGCTTATCTAAAAACTCCTGTGCAAACTGAAACTCATCGGGCAGAGCCGTGCCATCCTTGATGTATAGCTCCGCTGCCTTGTGAAACGCATTACCGTAGATAGTGGCTTGCGTTGGCACGAATGGGTATTCTTTCAGGATCTTCTCGTGGTAGAATTGTTTAGGGCATTGCTCAAAAGATTTAATCTTGCTGAACGACCACGGTGCTACATTAGTCACTATTCACAATCTCCATAGGATTTACCTGTGCCACTCTCACAGTTTATTGGCAGACCATCTGCCCAATCAGGTTTCCAACGCATGCATTCTTCTACATATGCTTGCGCCTCGGCCACCTCTTCATCTTTTACACAGGCCACAATACTGTCATGTACAGTTAGCACAACTTTGTACTTCTTGGCAATACGTAACATCTGTTCACCTATGATACAACGTGCAACAGCTTGGCACACATTCTCCACGACCTTCCCACCATAAATTTTGTTCGGGCCTCGACGTGTTTTGTAATAATATTGTGGGCGGTTATCTTCTATCTCTGCGAACAACCCGTGGTAGTACATGGGTAAACCAGAGGGTAGTATTATGGCAGTCTTATCCACGTCCACCCGCAGCACCCCGGCGCGTCCTAGCTTTGCAGGTGACTTGTTATGTAGATCCTTCAACATGCCCTGAGCAGTGTACCACAGTGAACTGATCGCGTCATTGGCTTCGCGGTATACTTGTATGATGCGACGAGCTTCCTTCAACTCAATATCAAACCCAAACGTCATAAGCTGGTGTTGGAACTTGGGCGCACCCATGCCATATCCCGCACCAAGAATTGTGGTCTTACCAACGAACCGCTGATCCTTGCTTACCGCATCTGCTGGCACGCTATATATGCTTGACGCCATATACTTATAAACGTCTTCACCCCTGTCGAACTGATCAACGAGGTCATCCTGCCCTGCCAACCACGCCAGTACACGTGCTTCGATCTGCGAACTATCACAATCAATGAGCGTATGACCTGCTGGTGCTATGATGCTCTGCTTTAACTTCTTACCGTTAGGACCACGGCTTGGCAGATTTTGGAGGTTAATCTTATCATCTCCGCCCCACCGACCAGTATGCGCTGCATAATACCTCACAGGTACGGGCAGAATCCCACGACGACTTATGTCTATAAAACGCTGTGTACGTGTTTCCTCAAGTGTAGACTTCGTACCCAACCGAGCAGCGACCAGTGCTTGCACCCGATCATCCTCATGCTCTTGCAATGCTTTGAACGCCTCATCCGATTTGGCGAATGCGAATGTTTCCTTACCTGTGGTTGGGCTTATCTTTTTTGGGGGTGTCACACCTAACCCCTCAAGCACCACAGCAAACTTGGGGTTGGACATAAGTTCTTCTTTTTCGATGTTTGCATCCGCGAGTAGTTTGTCTTTGCGATCTTTGATTTCGGCAAGGTGCAACTCAAGAAGGCCCGCATCCAAATCCACCATCGGTTCAACGAACATGCGCAACGTCAGGTCTATCAGCTTCAACTCTTTGCGGGGGAAGTCATTTATCATACGCATGAACAGTTCGTGAGTTATGTCTACGTCTGTGACACAATAGTCTCCATAACGAGCTAACTCTTCTTCCGTGAAGTCCATCCTACGCTTGCCCATAGCACGTATAACTTCATCACCCTTGTCTTGTAAGCCATAAGCCTTTGCGAGGTTTGCAAGCGACACACTGCTTTCCGTGCCGTGCAACGCACGTGCCATGCATAACGTGTCAGCGTATATCTTGGGTGTGATACCAAAGCTCCAGTTCAGTATCGCACCATCAAACATAGTGTTGTGAGCCAGCACCATCTTATCAGACCAGTCATAACCCATCAGGTAATCTTTGATCTGAGCATGCGTGCCGCTGACCCACTCAGTTTTTTCATCCCACTGCTTTACCGCAACTCCAATAACTTCAAAGTCGCGGTGGCGAACGTAGTTTTCAGTGGTGAGTTTAGACAGGGAATAATCCCTGTCATAGAACGTTTCAAAGTCCAAAGTTATTAGCTTCATTAATCGCTACCCGCGATTTCACCACCAATAGCCGCATACCCACATATGTCGATATACGTGTCAACATCCTTCGGGCCATCCCCATGCAAGCGGGATATCTTTAACAGCCCCATCATGGCAGCAACGTCACGTGGGGATATAAAATTGTTTAGGCCCAAATGCGCGTTCCAATACCCAGCGATGCGCTCAAAGCTATCGGAGGCATCCCCGTACTCTTCGTGGCGCTCGCCGTTGATAAGCTGATCTGCCGCCGATAATATGCTAGAGCGTTTGTTTGTTTCACGTGAAACAATCTCTTTGCCACCCTCTTCATCAAAGTCAAACAAATCCTCAACGTTAAAATCGTTGGAGGTTTCCCCTGTGGCCTCGCGCTCCCCTTCCAACTCAGCAAAGTATTTAGCATCTGCTTCCGCTTCCGCTGCATAGTCGGTGTCATCTATGTGTAACTCCTTCGGTGCATCCAAAACTTCTTGCGGGGTTCCAATCTTCTGCATCAGCCTCCACACATACCCGTAGGATGTCCCCGTGCCCTTGGCGATTTCTGTTATTTTTGCCTTGGGGTGCTTAACTCTGTAGGCCCAAATCTTTTCTTGCTTCTTAGTCATGCCGTTCTCCTAGTTTCCATTCGGGCATCTACCCGATTACGTTTTTGGGATCTGGTATCGCAGGGCAACCAATGGAGAAAGTCACCCTGCGAACCAGTATGAGGTCAATGGCCTGAAGTAATACTGAAAGGTTGGCCACCCCTCACTGCCGTGGATATTTTATGAACAGAGGTCTCTCACGGCTCTACCTCCCCACCTTACCCAACACAGCTTCAGGTGGTACCTTGTTCAGTCTACCTTACGAGGCAAACCAAATTTCTTTTTCATGTTGAACGCCCACTTCTTACTTTTGCCCATTATATCCGCTGCATCTGTCACAGTCATCTTGCGTTGTAGCATGCGATTGAGCACCTCGGCGTCCTTGGTTAGGGGTAAGTTGTTAACGGGTTCCTTACGTGGCCTTCCGCCCAGCTTACCATTCTCTTTTGATTTAGCGCCATTCTCCATGTAACGATTACGTGTCTCCAAGCGCGGGTTATCCGTTTTATCCTGTTTGATCTGCTTCAACCAGCACTCACGATAGAACGGCTCATACTCTTTTCGATGCGGTATTTTCAAAGCTACTTGCCCCGCAAGTCATTAAGCATGCTGAAGGCGAGATCCATATTGGTTTCGCTGACAACCAGCGCAACGCCCCCTGCAGCTATTATTTCGTTTAAGTTTTTCTCCTGCAATGGTGTTGGCTTATTCTTGCCAGCCTTGCATTCGATACCTATGAACTTGCCATCCATACACGCTATTATGTCAGGCACACCGCTACGACCATACCCACCTGTAACTGGGTAGAAGTAGTACGCACCTAAGTCTTTTAGATGCGCAACCACTTTCTTTTTTACCTTTGCCTCTGGGGTCATTACTTCGCCAACTTTTGTATTGTGTCAAGGAACCCCTTAACTTCTTTACGGCATGCTTGAATACCTGTCAGAGTACGGTTCATGTCAGCTACTTGCTTCTCAAAACTTTTTATTTTTGTTTCAAGGTCGATGGTAAGTTTATCGGCGCGATCAATCCACAGATGCGCTTCACCCACACTTAACTGGTCATCCTCATTGCCATCGGGGCCAAACATATCTTCGCGTATTGTTTTGACCCAACCCCACATTATGCCATTCTCTAATGCGTCAGCCACAGTCTTATCCGTTTCGGATTTTGTGTAGCACTGTTTATCAATGCTATATACATCTTGCAGCATCAACATGATGTCACGCTTCTGTTCGCGTGACGGTTGGCGGTTCGGTTCGATTTTGGTTACGTTAGTTTTACTCACTTTTTTCTCCTTCCGCTTTGCCATGCATACATCGCACACGACACCCTTTTGAAATATTTTCCAGCCCAGCTTATGCAGTTTCTGGATAATCGTTTTGTTGTTTTGGAACTCGGGCTTGGCTTTACGATCCCCGTGCATGCACGTCACAAAAACCTCATTCGGTTTTAAGCCGTGGTCTTTGCATTCATCGCAGACGCACTTCGCCTGTTCCTTCCCGTCTTTATAAGCAGCGGTAATAGTCATAGCGTTACCCCCTAATAAGTTTTGCCCACGTACCACGCAGCGGCCATCAGTGAAGCTGTTATGACAAACCAAACGTAAACCTTGGGTATTCTGATAACAAACGCATCATTACCAGTAGCAGCAGCATTGTTACCTATGGCGGCAAGATTGCTACCTATAGCGGTATTATAAGTACCTGTGGTTTTGACGGCTGGCTGTTGGCTCTTAGGCTTAACAAGTTTCTTCTTGGCCTTCGTCTTGGTTGCCTGTACGGGCTTGGTAGTAGAATTGGGTAGCCATTCCGCAAACGGGGTTGGGTCCATATTGTCATAGATGAACCACATCTTCTTACTAAAATCCCACTTAGCGCCCAAAGCCTTCGCCCGATCTTTTTCAATAAACGGGCAGTCTAGGTATATGATTTTGGAACTGTTGAACACTTGCACAACCTCCTCATCAGTTAGGTTGGGGTCTTTAAACGCTTGTACTGTTGCCTTCTTTACTGGCTCATCAGCCTCAAACCAACCATCCAATATTGACTGTACTGCGCTTCGCTCCTTTTTAGGGCGACCTGTCGGCTTTTTCGCTGCCCAAACATCAAAATTCTCAGCAAGCTCTGCCAGCGTAGTTGGCAGCGGTGATCTCTTGTCCATTGCATAGAACTTTTGACGTATGCTTTTAGGTGTACGCCCAAGCGATGCTGCAATTTCGGCATGGGTCTTGCCCTTAATCCTATCTGTTAACAGCTCATTAATTTCTTTATTGGTAAAAGGTTTTTTCATAATCTTCTCCTTGTCATTCGGGTACATGCCCGATTTCATTTTATAACCCAGTACGTGTTTTCCTCTGGCCTTGACCCTACACCGTCAATTTCGTCCAGAGGATTTGGCTCTAACACAGATAGCGAGTTAACCCTGTCTTGTACCCATTTAGGGGTATCATTGAGTGACATGTAAAACTCTGTGCTATAGTTGTCAAGTGATAAACTACCAAAACATTGTACACGGATACATGAAGTAGTAGGGTCTATTATGACCCTACATGTTGTATCACCTGATGGATCACGCATCTAAAAACGGATTTGCTTCGTCAACGTGAATTGTGTAGGCGGTGTCACAATGCTTGAAACCAACACCCTCGACATAGCTATCGTTAGGCATGATCTGCAACGTTGATACCCTGTTAACAATCCAGTCGGGCACCTCCTCTTGGAGATATACTTCATGGCCTGACACGTCAGATATAGATGGGTGATAGTCTCGCCCGTTCGCCACGTTCACCGTACCGACCATCTTATCACCATATTTGTTGGTGCGCATCTCGACGTAGAGCACGGGTATGACCTTATCGTTACGTTTGTGCATCACGTCAAACTTGTTAAGCAGATCCAACACACCCTCCTTGATGCTTTGATCGCTGAACTGATAGTCTGTCGCTATCATGTGCTTGAACTCACCAAGCAACCTGTGACCCTTCGGCCTGAAGTCTATCTGCAAATCCAGCTTCTTAGCCGATACCCTGACATCTGAAGCGGCCTCACCTTGCACGTTACATATAGAGGTAGCGGCTTTGTAGTTAGACATTCTAGCGCCCTCCTCCACGGTGTAACTTCTCAGCATTTGTGCGGCACGTTTGATCGCCTTGTCACGGAAATCGTACATGACCATGTGGTGCTGCACTTTATCCGAGCGATACTTGTTGTTTTCATGGAACGGTGAGAACACGCAAAACTTAGGTGGCTTGTTTGTGCTAGCAGTAAGATAATCACCGTAACCGATCCAACCCATGACGTAGGTATCGCCTTCGCGGTAGATGTAAGCTGACCTGTTGTCACGCAATTTAAAGGATGTGCCACGTAACTCGCTACACAGTAGCTTGGCATACTCCATCGTGACAATGGTTTGTTGTGATGGCGTGGAAGCATCTGTGATATATGTGCTCACAAGGACATCGTGGTTCCGTCCAGCTTCGTGGACCAATGTATGTTCAGTCATTAGTTATTCTCCATTTCCTGTTCGGGCATCTGCCCGATTGATGGTTTAGCCTTTGGCCTTATTGTTGAAGACAGCACATCTGTCTGTTTGCATTGCCCGATTGCATTCTTGTCGAACGCATAGACGGGTTCGTAGTATGCAGGTAACGCGTCACCACACGCATCTGCACTTGGGAAGAACGTCGTCGATTG